CCACAGGAGTAACAACATCAGGAACACCAGGATCTTCAGGAGCTTACACTCAGATAGAAGTTGCAAGTGGAGCTCCTACACTTTACTATTACTGTACTAATCACTCAGGTATGGGTGGACAATTGAATACATAATATGAGTAGTCCAATTACATTATCAGAACTTAAAACACTAATTCAAAATTATACTCAAAACAGTGAAACAACTTTTGTCAATACTTTAGACGACATCATTAAAAATACAGAAGAAAGAATATTTGAGTTAGTTCAGTTTGATTATTTTAGAAAAAATGTAAAAGGTGTTTTATCTGCTGGTTCTAGATTCTTAACAACACCAGATGACTTTGAATTATCTTTTTCACTTGCTGTAATAAACACAAATGGAGACTATAGTTTTTTAGATAAAAAACACACTAGCTTTATGCAAGAGTATTCTCCAGATCCAACAGACTCTGGCTCTCGTGGATTACCTTTATATTATGGGGATTTTGATAAAGACTTACACACAGGAACTAAAGAGTCTACTATTATCATAGCTCCAGTCCCGGATCAAAATTATGAAGTAGAACTTCACTATCTTTATAAACCAAATTCATTGGTTACAGACACAACAGGCACATGGATATCAGAACATGCTAGAAATGGATTGTTATATGGATGTTTGGTAGAAGCTTACACTTTTATGAAAGGTGATGCTGACATGATGAATTTATACGAGTCTAGATTTCAACAAGAAATGGCTAGACTTAAAAACAAAGCAGAAGCAAGAGGTAGAAGAGACGAATATAGATATGACTCTTTAAGATCACCGGTTACATAAGGAGAGAAAGATGGAACCAATTAATAAGCTAGAAGGCAAGACTGTAGCCATAGTAGGCATGGGCAAGAGTTGGTTTGACTATAATTTAGCAAAATCACATGGCACACACTTTGATGAGGTGTGGGCAATTAATGCAGTGGCCTCAGTTATATTTCACGATAGAGTTTTCATGATGGATCCACCATCTAGATTTTTAGATACTGATGACGCTGGTGGTCAAACAGAAAGCATGTCAAAACTTTTACAAGAACATGAGGGTCCGATCTATACATGTCAATTAGATGATAGATGTCCAGGCCTCGTAGAATACCCAATAGAAGAAGTTTTGGGAGCTTGTGGATGTCATTATTTAAATAATACTGTTTCATATGCAGTTGCTTTTGCCATTTGGAATAAAGTTAAAAAGATAAAACTATTTGGCGTAGATTTTGGTTATAAAGGTAATATATATTTTGCAGAAGCAGGGCGTGCATCTGTAGAATTTTGGCTTAGTAAAGCTATGAATTTAGGCATACAGGTTGAAGTTGCACACACAAGTTATTTATTAGATACAGCAGTTCCCAACCATGAAAAACTTTATGGCTATCATAGATTAGATGATCCATTGGTTGTAATAACCAACGAACATGGGCATTTAATACCTAAAAAACAAAGCGAAGTAATGCAATACAAACAAGAACCAGAACCAGTTTTGGTAGATAGAAATGATACACATTTGAAAAAAAATAAAGTAGGAGAGCCAAACAAATGGTAATGAGTTACAAAGCCGGGCCAGAGCTTGGAATGATTGAAGTTCATACAACAGACAATGGTGGACACTCAATAGAATTTTGGGCAGATTTATGTGTAAAAAAAATAGTTGCTGTTAGTGAGGATGCACCACAAGACATTAAGGATCAAGTAAAAACTTATCAAGACAACATCCAAAAAGTTATTGAAGTATATATGCAAAACGCTATAAAATCTGATAGGATTACAATTAACAATAAATTAGAACAAGCAGGTTTTAAAGAAGCTGCTGATTTAATTAGGAAAAACTATGGCAATAACATCAACTCTAACGACAAGCTTTAAGAAAGAATTACTGCTTGGTAATCATAATTTTGCAACCAATGGAGATACTTTTAAACTTGCTTTATATACAAGTTCAGCAACATTAGGAGCAACCACCACGTCCTTTGTAACTACTGGTCAAGCCAGTGGAACTAATTATAGTACAGGTGGAGGCACTTTAACTAAAGTTGCACCTGCTACATCTGGTACCACAGCTTTTACTGACTTTGCTGATCTAACATTCAGCACAGCAACAATAACAGCTAGAGGTTGCATGATTTATAATTCAAGTGATAGCAACAAATCTGTAGCTACTATAGATTTTGGTGGCGATAAAACATCTACCGCTGGAGATTTTACTATCGTATTCCCAGCAGCAGCAGCTTCTACAGCTATTATTAGAATAGCCTAGCCTTAAATGGCTATCATTAATGGTTGGGGTCGAGGCACTTGGAATGAAGGTGCTTGGGGCACTGCTCTTCCAGTAACACTATCAGCACCAGGAGCAGGAACTTCTGCTCTAGGAACAATATCAGTTGTAGCAAAAGCTACAGTATCACCTAGCGGCCTATCTGCAACCATTGTAAATGGTGGCGTAGCAGTTGATGCAGGTGGTGTTGTAGGAGTAAACGGATTTGCTGGTGTATCTGGATTAGGCACAGCTACAACAATATCAAACAATAGCATAAGTGTTAGCGGCCTTGCAGGGACAACAGGCGTTGGATCTATTGTTCCAGATGCAGAAGCAAATGTATCAGTAAGCGGTCAAGAAGGAAATGGGTCTGTAGGCACTCCAACATTTATATGTAAAGCCAATCAAACTCCGACTGGACAAGGAGCAACATCTGCACTTGGCACTGCAACAACCAAAACAGATAATAGATTTGAAACTCAAAATTTTAATGCTGTTGGTATTATAGGAAGTGTTTCTTTTAATGCTAAAGCCAATGTTACAATAACAGGTGTTTCTGCTACAGGGGAGCTTGGCACTCCATTTAAGTGGCAAGAGGTAGATGATGATCAAACTCCTAATTGGACAGAAGTGGCAGCATAATTTAATATAGAGACGAGGTAAAAAACTATGGCAACTTACGTTAATAATTTAAGGTTAAAAGAGATAGCTACAGGTGATGAATCAGGCACATGGGGCACATCTACTAACACTAATCTCGAATTGATTGGAGAGGCTCTCGGTATAGGCACTGAGGCCATTACCACTAACGCTGATACACACACCACAACTGTAGCAGATGGAAGCTCTGATGAAGGTAGAGCTTTTTATTTAAAATATACTGGCACGTTAGACTCAGCTTGTACTATTACTATCGGTCCTAACACAATGAAACGTGTGCAGATTATAGAAAATGCAACAAGCGGATCTCAAAACATTATTATATCGCAAGGCTCTGGAGCCAATGTAACTATCGCTCCAGGCAAAGTAGCGGTTGTTCAATTAGATGGAGCAGGATCTGGTGCAGCAGTTTTAGATGCCTTAACAGATCTACAAGTAACTGATACGCTATCAATAAACGGTACTACGCTCACTATTGGTGATGCTACTGCTGAAGATACTAAAATAGTATTTGATGGTAATGCACAAGATTTTTATATAGGCCTTGATGATAGTGCAGATGATTTAGTCATAGGTTTAGGATCAGCAGTAGGAACAACACCTGCAATCTCAGTGGATGAAAACCAAAATGTTACCATGCCACAAATAGTTACTGCATCTACTTCAGCTAATATTACTC